CAAAAATTTAGATTAAGAATTAGATTTCCTGTTATGACTAGAGCAGAATTTGCACCTATTAATGCTTTCATAATGAAACAAAGATCTCAAATGGAATCTTTCCAATATGTTCCACCAACAATAGATGATTCTTTAGGGGTTGCTTCAGGTGTTATATCTGTAAATGGTGCTGTAAGTGCTGGTGCTACATCTTGCTCAATAGATGGTATGGCAAATAGTACATCAGGAGTATTTAAAGCTGGAGATTATTTTAGATTTACTGGACAGAATAAAGTTTATATGGTTGTAGCTGATGTTGATTCAAATGGTTCTGGTGCAGGAACATTAACTTTTGAACCACCATTAAGAGCAAACGTAGCTGATAATGCAGTTCTAATTTATTCTAATGTAGATTTTACAGTTGGTTTAACTGGAGATATTCAAGAATTTACTATTGGCACAGAAAACTATTTTCAATACGAAGTTGATCTTATAGAGGTATTGTAATGACTAGATCATTAAGTGCTTCGCTAATATCAGAATTAGAAACAAATAAACTTAATCCAGTTGAACTTGTTTATTTAGGTATTAGCACAGGAACTTATTATACAGATCATTATAAAAATTTAACATTTGATGGCAATACTTATACAGCTTCATCATTGTTTTTAGGAAGTTCTGAAGTTCAAGAAAACGCAGACGTTGCTGTAAATACATTATCACTTAAATTTTCAGGTGCAGATACAACAATAATTTCTTTATTGCTTAACAATAACTATATGAACAAACCTGCAAAAGTTTATAGAGGTTTTTTAAATGATTCTCAGGCATTAATAGCAGACCCATTTCTTTTATTTGATGGAAGAATATCTAGCTTTACTTTAGAAGAAAACGAAACAACTTCTTCTGTTAATATTATTATAGCATCACATTGGGCAGATTTTGAAAAGACTTCAGGAAGAAGAACAGCAGAAAATTCACAAAAACTTTATTTCCCAAATGACAAAGGTATGGAGTTTGCAAGTAAGACTGCACAAAGAATTAAGTGGGGTTCAGCTTAATGAATGACTTATATAGAACAATACATTTATTTAGACAGTTTCCTAAGTACGATAAATTATCTTATGAATTTTTAGCTAAGATGGTTACTCCATCAATTAACTTAGACCAATATCAAATACACAGAATAGGAAATCAAGATGTTGGATTTACTAACTGGGCATATCTAAGTGATAATGTTGAACAAAGATTTGTTTTAACTGGAAAGCTAAAAGACAATGAATGGAATTGTGGAGACAATATTTGGGTTATGAATGTATTAGCAAAAAGTAATTGTTTACAAATTATGAAATGGGTTAAGAATTATTTTAAAGATAAAATTGAAGTAAATGAATCTGTTAAATGGGTAAGACAAGATAATAACTTTCATATTTATAGAAAAGCAGAAAAGTTTAAAAGGGAGTTTCATATCTAATGGCTAAAGGTGCAATAGTATCAGCAATCATTCAATTCGTAATAACAACTGCGATAAGTTATATTATATCGCCTAAACCAAAAGCACCTAGACAATCTTCACAAGACGAAGCTAAAGGAACATTAGTAAATAAAGATTCTAACAACAATCCTATTCCTGTTATTTATGGAAAAAGACAAGTAGGATTAACTAGAGTATTTGTTGAAAGTTCAGGAACAGATAACCAATATCTTTATGTAGCTGGAGTATTATGCGAAGGTGGTGGGGCAGGAATTACTGCAATAGATGAAGTTTATGTAGATGACAAACTAGTAACATTTGATGGTTCATTAACAGATGGAACTATAAGAGGAGTATCTAGTGGAGATGCTAACTATTATAAAGGTGGAGAATCTTTAATATCTATTCAAACATTTTTTGGATTAGACAATCAATCAGCTTCTTCTTTGCTTGACGAAACAACTAACTGGACTTCAGATCATAAACTTTCAGGATTAGCTTATGTTGCTTTAAGGTTTAAATGGAATCAAGATGCTTTTAATGGATTACCTGAAGTTAGAGTAACTGTTAGAGGTAAAAAGATTTATGACCCTAGATTAGATTCTACTAAAGGTGGTTCTGGTTCACATAGACAAGATACAGCTTCTACTTGGGCTTATTCTGCAAACTCATCATTAGTTCTTTTAGATTATTTAAGAAATAGCAGATATGGAAAAGGATTACCCAATGATGCCTTTGAAACTAATTATGATACATTTAAGACTTCTGCAAATACCTGCGACACACAAGTTACACCTTATTCAGGTGCTACAAGCGACATTAACTTATTTGAAACAAATGCAGTTATAGATAGTGAAAAAAAGGTATTAGAGAATGTAAGAGAACTCTTAGTACCTATGAGAGCAATCTTTAATTACACACAAGGTAAATACAAAATCATTATTGAAGGTTCAGGAAGTTCACAATTACTATTAACTAAAGATAATGTTGTAAGCGAAGTTAAATTACAAGGTGAAAGCAAATCTGAAAAGTATAACCGAGTTATAGGAACATTTACAAACCCAGAAAAAGATTATCAATCAGATACAGTTTCTTTTCCACCATTTGATGATTCAGCATTACCAGTAGAAGATCAACACGCAACAATGCTAAGTGATGATAACAATACTTTACTTGAAAGAAGTTTTGATATGCTTCAAGTGACTAGTCCATATCAAGCTGAAGAAATTTGCGAGAACATATTAAAGAGATCAAGAAACAATTTAAAAGCAGAAGTAACAGTAACTTCAGAAGCACTTAATTTATCTATTGGAGATATAGTAACAGCTACTTACGACACAGCAGGTTTTAGTGCCAAACCTTTTAGAGTTATGTCTTTAGCTATTAATTCAGATTCAACAGTAACTTTAGGATTAGAAGAACATCAAGATAATTTTTATACTTGGGAATCAAAATCAGTAGCATCAACAATAGCTGATACTATTTTACCAAATCCATTTTCAGTATCTGCACCAGCTTCAGTTACATTAGACGATCAACTAATTGAATATTCAGACGGAGTTGTTATTACTGCTTTAGATGTAACTATTGGTGCATCACCAGATTCTTTTGTGGACTACTATCAAGTTGAATATAAACTAAGCACAGATACAGATTACATTATTCATGGACAAGGTAGAGGATTAACTCAAAGAATATTAAACGTGGTAGATGGATTAATTTATAACGTAAGAGTAAAAGCATTTAATACATTAGGAGTTAGTTCTACTTATACTTCTGCAACAAGAACTATTGTTGGTGGAACAGCTTTACCTAGTGATGTTGAAGATTTTGCTTGTAACATAGTAAATCAAGATGCACATTTATCTTGGCAACAAATACCAGATTTAGATTTGGCTTATTATGCTATTCGTTTTTCTACATTAACAACTGGTGCTACTTGGATTAACTCAGTTACATTAGTTGAAAAGGTTGCAAGACCAGCCACATCAATTACAGTTCCAGCAAGAGTGGGTTCTTATTTAATAAAGGCAGTAGATAAAGCAGGTAATTTATCTGTTAATGAAGCAATTATATCTACAAGTTTATTAGCAGTTGGTAACTTTAATGCAATTACAACACAAACAGAATCACCAACATTCACAGGAACTAAAACTAATTTAACTTTATCTGGTGGAGAATTAAGACTTACATCTTTAGCAAGTGAAGGCATTTATTTATTTTCTGCACCAATAGATTTGGGTGGAACATTCAGTTCAAGAGTAACTGCAACAATTACACAATATGCAGAAGATCCCACAGATTTATTTGATAGTGGTAGAGGATTTACACTTTTTGATGATGCAACAGGTTCATTTGATGGTAACGCACCAGCATTTACTAATTCACATTTAGAAATTGCTACATCTACTGACAACATAACTTATACTTCATTTAGAAATTTTGTTGTTGGAGATTACACAACTAGATATTATAAATTTAGAATGAGATTAACTTCTTTAGATGGAGTTTCTACTCCAGTTATTACAGCATTATCAGTTACAGTAGATATGCCAGATAGAATATTTAGTGGAAATGATATTACTTCAGGAACAGGAACATACTCAGTTGCCTTTACTTTACCATTCTATTCTGCTAATTATGCAGTTGGTATTACAGCACAAGGAATGGCAACAGGAGACTATTTCTTGCTAACATCTAAATCCACAACAGGATTTAACGTAGCTTTTAAAAATAGTTCTGGTACTGGAATATCAAAAAGTTTTGATTATATAGCTAAAGGTTATTAGATAGATTATGGCACAACACGATTATATTATTTCAAATGCTACATTCCCAGCAGTAAGAACAGATATTAATAACGCATTATCAGCAATCCAAACAACAAATTCAGGAACATCAAGACCAACTGGTGCTGTCGCTGGTCAGCTTTGGTTAGACACAACTTCTGCAACTACACCTACATTAAAATATTATGATGGTGCTGATGATATATCTTTAGCAACTATTGACCATGTAGGTAACACAGTAAATTGGTTAGACTCAACAGTATCAATTACTGGACTATCTACAACTGCAACATCAACAGTTTTAACACTTTCAGACTCTGCAAATACAACAACAGTAAATTTAATTATAGATAATCAAAAAGAAATTCGCTTTAGAGAAACAACTGCTAATGGAACAAACTATGTAGCATTAAAAGCACCAGCTAGTGTTAGTGCTGATTTAACTTTTACATTACCTGCAACTGATGGGACATCTGGTCAAGTTCTTCAAACAAATGGAAGTGGAGTTTTATCTTTTACAACAGTAACATCAGATGGAACTGCTGATTGGGACACAACTGTTAAAACAACAGGATTTACTGCAACTGCTAATAAAGGATATTTTTGTAACACTACTTCTTCTGCTTTTACAGTAACATTACCAGCATCACCAAGTGCTGGAGATGAAGTTATAATTTTAGATTATGCAGGAACTTTTGATACAAACGCACTTATTATTTCTCCTAATGGAAACAAAATAGAAGCTGGAACAGCTAGTTTACAATTAACTGGTGAAAGAGAAGGTGCAAGATTAGTTTATATAGATTCAACACAAGGTTGGTTAGCTTATTCAGGTATTAATGAAGGAACAGATGCTTTATCAGAAATTCCTTTATCAGTAGAATATTTAATAGTAGGTGGTGGAGGAGGTAATGGAGAACCATCTCCAGGTGCATATAGAGGTGGTTCAGGAGGTGCTGGTGGATTTCGTACTAGTACAACAACTTTAACAAGAGCAACTAATTATTCAGTTACTATTGGTGCTGGTGGAACAGGAGGGAATGGTTCTGGTGTTCCGGGTTCTTCAGGAGGTAACACTACTGCTATTAGCATAACATCTGCTGGTGGTGGTAAGGGTGGTAACTTTCCTTCTACTGGTACAGCAGGAGGTTCTGGGGGTGGAGGAGGTTCTGCTCCATCAGGAGGAAATGCTGGTGGTGCTGGAAACACTCCAAGCACATCTCCAAGTCAAGGTAATAATGGAGGAACAAGTAGTATTAATGATGGTGGTGGAGGAGGAGGTGCTGGGGCTGTTGGAACAACATCAACAGGTGGTGCTGGTACAGCTTCAAGTATTACTGGTTCTTCTGTTACTTATGCTAAAGGTGGAAGTCAATCTGACTTAGCTGGTACTGCAAACACAGGTAATGGTGGTGGTTGTAATGGAAGTTCACAATATGCAGGTATTTCAGCAGGTGGTTCTGGTATTGTAATTTTTAAATATTCAGACATTTTTACTATTTCAAATCCAGGTGGAGGTTTAACACTTTCAACAACCACTTCTGCACCTAATAAAATAACATCAATTACTGCTGGGACAGGTAACGTACAATGGAATTCATAAGGATATAATATGGCACATTACGCATTTTTAGATGAAAACAATATAGTAACACAAATTATAGTTGGTAAAACTGAAAGCAATTTTGATTGGGAACAACAATATGGTTTATTACATGGACAACTTTGTAAACGTACCTCTTACAATACTCATGGTGGAATTCATCAATTAGGTGGAATACCATTTAGAAAAAATTACGCAGGAATAGGTTATACTTACGATCAAACAAGAGATGCTTTTATTCCACCTAAACCTTACAATAGTTGGGTATTAAACGAAGATACTTGTAGATGGGAAGCACCAGTTAATAAACCAACAACAGAATTAGAAAAAAATCAGTATTATTCTTGGAATGAATCTATTATAAATTGGGAGATTAAAACAAAAGAATAAACGAAAGGAAGGGTAAATGGAAGCTAGTATTCATAGTATATTTCCGACACCTATTTATATTTCAAAATTAAATAGAGAACTTACAAATAAAGAATTATCATTTATTGATAAAACTAAATTAGATATTTATAAAAATCAAGGTAATACGACTTCTAATGATAATTACATATTAAATAATAAATTATTTAAAGATCTAAAAACAGATTTAGATTTAAGAGTTAAAGATTATTTTGATAAAGTTATTTCTCCATCTAATAACATAACACCATATATAACCCAGTCTTGGTTAAACTATACCGAAACAAATCAATATCATCATAAACACCAACACCCTAATTCATTAGTATCAGGAGTATTTTATATTAATTCTAATGAAGAACATGATAAGATTACATTCTTTAATGATACCTACAAAACAATTAAACCTGAGATTAAAGATTGGAATATATGGAACTCAGAATCTTGGTGGTTTTCAGTCAAAAGTGGAGATATAATATTATTTCCTTCTTCATTAGCACACATGGTAGAAACTAAAAAGGGAACTAATACTAGAATAAGTTTAGCTTTTAATGTCTTTGTTAAAGGAACTATTGGTAAAAATAAAGATTTAACAGAACTAATAATATGACAGTTAGAAAATTATCTATTGAAGCAACAATAAAAAGATACACTAATGAGAATGGTTTTGCTTGGGGTATTAATACAGTAATGAAATCTTTAGCACCTGACGCAAGTTATGATTTAACATCTGTTGGAGGAACATTTATTATAGATAGATGGGATTCTCCTTTACCACAACCTACATCACAAGAAATAAGAGACGAATATATTAGACAACAAACTATTGCAGAATGTATAGAATACTTTAATAAGGTTAAATGATTTATTTTATATTAGGATTAATACTTGGCTTATACGCAGAATGGAAGTGGGAAATTGCCAAATACATTATAGAGTCAATTAAGATACATTTAAACATCAAGTAATTGTAATTCTGCAAAGACTACCTATATACCTTGCATGGTATATACGACTGACGAAAATAACTTTTACACAAAGGAGAACTCAATGTTAAATTATTCTGACATTAAGAACTACTGGTCTAAATTCTACGCAGATGCTTTTGAAGATGCAAAATCATTTTGGAAGAACTACGCAGACACAGTAGAAAAATTCTACAAAAAATAACTTTATTAAAACACAATAGTTTGATATTAGTGCATAAAATTTAATGTGCATTTTCAAACTTTGGATTGGTGGGTGTGTCTTGCTAAAGTCTTGCAAATGCGAAAAAGACAATGGCAAGAACACAGAACGAAGAACTAATATCTCTAAAGGGACATATCACAGGAATTAAGAGAGAAGTTAAATTACTTGGTTGCTCAGTATATAAGCTAGAAAAAAAGTTAGAAACTCTATTTTGGTCTATATTATGTGGACTTGGTGCTTTATCATTGGCTTTGATTACTATTTTCTTGGCTAAGTAAGTATTGCTTAAAACGGCAAATACAACTAACAGAATAGGTATATGAAAAATAAAAGAATATTAGTCATATCTGATTTACACTTTCCATTTGCTCATAAAGACTGGCATGGATTCCTAACTAAACTAAAAGCTAAATACAAACCAGATACTATTGTAAACATTGGTGATGAAATGGATTTTCATTCTATCAACGTATCACACACAATAGACCCTGATCTTCCATCTCCTAAAGATGAATTAGAACTTGGTAAAAAAGAAATACATAGACTTCATAAACTATTCCCACAAATGACTTTGCTAGAATCAAATCATGGTTCTATGGTTTTAAGACGTGCTATGGCAAAAGGAATGACTAAATCTTTTATTAAATCTTACAATCAAATTTTAGAAGTAGGTAATGGTTGGAACTGGAAAGAAAAGCATTTTATAGATACAGGAAAAGGTAGAATATTATTTGGACATCAATTCTCTCCTGATGTTTCTAAAGCTGTTGCTCAATATGCTCTATCAGTTGTTCAGGGTCATTATCACACAATCTCAGAAGTAAGATTTCATGGAAACGATTTTCATTTAAACTTTGGAATGACTGTTGGTTGCTTAATTAACAAAGATGCTTTAGCTATGAATTACATGAGACTTAATTTAAAAAAACCAATTCTATCTTGTGGACTAATTACAAATGGTATGCCACATTTAACACCAATGTATTTGAAACGTAACGGAGATTGGGATAACAATATCTATATATGAGAGAAGTAAGTTTGAAGGAACTGCTTTTTAGTGAGACTGCTACAAGACTTGGAATAGACAATACTCCAACAGATCAAGTTCTAATAAATCTACAAACATTAATATACGAAGTAATAACTCCAATCATAAATCAATTTGGCGATATTAAAATAACATCTGGTTATCGTTCTCCTGAATTATGCAAAGCAATAGGTTCTTCTGCTACAAGTCAACACGCATTTGGAATGGCAGTTGATTGTGAAGTTCTAGGAGTGCCTAATAAACAACTTGCTGACTGGGTGGTTAATCATTTAGAATACGATCAAGTAATTTTAGAATTTTGGAAACCAGAAGAAGCTAACTCAGGTTGGGTTCACATCTCATACAATAAAGGTAATAATCGTAAAATGTATTTAAGAGCATACAAAGCTAATAATAGAACAGTCTATGAAGTCTTATAAAAAACAAGTTGGTGGAAGCCACTATAAAAAATACAAGATTCAACCAGTTGAGTTTATAGTTAAAAATAATATTGGATTTTGTGAAGGTAACGTTATAAAGTATGTTCTAAGGTTTAAAGATAAAGGTGGTATTGCTGATTTAGAAAAGGCAAAACACTACATAGAACTGCTAATAGATTCATCTAAAAGTAGCAAATAGTCTAAAAACCGATTTAAACGCATTTTAAGGCATTGTGGCTTTAAATACAAGAAAACGACAACTGAACCTATAATATCAAAAAAAAGGGGTAATTTGTCGGTTTAAATAGGCAAATTTAAGGAGTTTTATATGTCAAACTACATAGTAACTAAAATAGACCCAGATTATTTCTCAGAAACACACACTATTGGTGCTACATCAGCACAATCATCAGCAGTTATAACTGGTTCAGGCATTGTAAGAATAGTTGTTTCAGGAACACACGCACATATTAAGTTTGGAAGTAATCCAACAGCAACAGAAGAAGATGTTATGGTAACACAAGATTCTGTAAATTATTTTTCATTTAAGTCAGGCGAAAAAATTGCTTTCATTAAATCTGGTGATGGAAGTGGTCAGATAAACATTTGTGCAGTAGATTAATATGTTACCAGCTTTAAGTGCTTTTGCACCATTATTAAACACAATATTTAAAACAGTTGATAAAGCTATTCCTGATAAAGATTTAGCTGAAAAATTAAAAGCTGAAATGAATATGCAGTTGATGCAATCAGGTACAGAAGAAATGAAAGCATCTGCAAAAATTATTGAAGCAGAAGCAAAAAGTAATTGGTACGTTTCTGGTTGGAGACCAACTCTTATGTATTTACTTATTTTAATTGTAGCTTGGAATTATATTCTTAGTCCAATTTTATTTCTTGTAATTAAAGTTAAAACACAAGTAGAACTTCCTTCTGATGTTTGGACATTACTTACAGTAGGTTTAGGTGGCTATACGATTGGGCGATCAGGAGAATCTATTGCAAGAAGTTTAGCTACAAGACCAGTAAACAAGAATCAAGAAAATGGATAATCTAAAGTTAAGCGATCAAACGCAAGTATCTTTACCAATAAAAAATATTGTAGCGATTGTATCTGCTATTGTTGTAGCTGTGTGGACTTATTTTGGAATTGTTGAGAGACTTAATAGACTTGAAACTAATGAAAAGTTAATGTCCCAAGACTTGCTTAAAAAAGCAGAACAAACTCCTAAGAACCAAGAAATGTATATGTTGATTGAGTATCAGGCGAAATCAATAGACAAGCACTCAAAACAATTAGAAGAAAACGTACACACTAAAGTAATTATTAATCAATTAGAAAAAAAAATAGATAAGCTAGAAAAAGAATTAGATTCATTAAGAGGTAAATAATGTTTGAAGCTGTATTTGCGTTACTGATGTATATGAATGGTAAATTAGAAGGTTATTCACCAAAATTAAATGTTGCAGATTGCTTAGAACAAAAACGTAAAGTTGAACGTGATGGAACTAATGATGTTACTAAATGGCAGTGCAAAGAAGTTGAAGCTATTATAGAGACTGATAAACATGGAATTAAGCGAATCAAAGAAATCAAAACAAAATGAACTTCTATCTAATCACTTATGCTGTAAGCTTTGTGAAAGTAAATGATGAGAGTATAAAAGAAGATATAGCTTATTGCAGATTCTTTGACACAGATTGTTTTGTAAATGCTAGTTCTTTTTTAGCTTCATTGAAACAAGTTAAAAAACTTAGAATTACAGGAGTTGAGTTTGAAGTAGAGGAATGTGGTTGGCACGATTATTATGAAGATATTTCAAATACTATTCACTAACTTAACTGCACTTCAAAGTATTCTATACCATCATTTGGAAAGCTTTTTAATTGCGATTTTGGCAATAGCTTTAATATTTGGTCTACACTTTTAAAAATAATCTTATCAGCTAAAGGAAAGCAGATAGTAAACTTAGTATGATAGTTTGTAAAAGATTGTTCAAAATAAATATATCTTTTAACATCTCTAACTTTAATCTTAGTTAAAGTCTTACCATGTTCCCAAGTTGCGTTTTTTAATTCAACAAAGAACTGCTCTTGCTTATGTGCTTCTTTAGGTGCGTATACGAAGTAGTCTGGGAAAGCTTTGATAAGTGTTGGGAGTTTGGCAAACAAAGGTATAACACTTTCAGCGAAAGATTGAGAATCGCTAACAGCATTAAGACCAAGCTTCCT